AGGCAGAGCTTTTATTGGGGGATTAGAGGAATTAGCAAAAACTTCAGAAAAAAGAGCAAGGTTCCAAGCAAATAGGGCCATATCAGACTTACCACAAGCAGGAATAGAAGAAACAGTTACTAAAATATTTAGACGTGGATCTTCAGAAAATATTAGATTGCTTAAAGAAACTCTAAAAGATAGGCCTGAGGTATTTAACAGTATTCAGCAAGCTAGTATGCAAAAGCTTTTAGCTAAATCTATAGACTTTAATGGTAAAGGTAAAATTACTGATTTATTTAAACACCAAAATTTAAAAACAGCATTGGATAGTTATGGTGATGAAACTCTTGAAGCCATGTTCGGAAGAGACGTTGCTAAAGGTTTGAGAAATTTCCAAAAAGAAGTTGACGTATTAACTGTTGGCGAGTCTGGTAGAAGTGGAGGAGCAGGAGGGCTTATTGCTGCTGGTATAGCTGCCAGTATTGTTTTTGCTCCATTGGCAACTTTACCTATATTATTCAGTTTAGGTATAGTTAGAGGCTTGTTTACGAATAGGGCCTTTGTAGCTGCTATGGCTAAAACTGACCAAGGTTCTATTGCAATTGCACTTAGGTTATTTAACACAGCAATCAGACAGGCAGGATTAAGATATGTAGACGGTGAGTTAGTTCCATTTGCTGAAGGAGCTGCTAATTTGATTGATAAAGGTGTAAGCAAAACTGCTACTGCTGCTGGTTTTACAGGTAGTGATGTACAAGGACAGGCCAATCAAGGTCTTAACATGTTTCAAAAACTTAGAGAGCAAGTAACCGCACCTATCAGCACATCACAGATGCAGTTACCAGATGTTCAGTCTACCGGTTTACCTGATGATCCTATGTCGCAAGAACGACTAGACTTTGCAGAACAGGTTGCTGGTAGACCAATAATCTAATTATCCTCAAAGAAAGTAGGATCTACAGCGACAAACCTTTTAGCTGGTCTTCCCTTACCGCCCACTTTGATCTCAACCTCTTGTATCTCACCTGCATTCTTAAGCCTCTCAATAATCTCTTTCACTTCATAAGACTTCATGCTACGGAATAGTTCGTGTCTGTCTACCTCGCGTGTAGAGATACCTTCTCCATTCCTAGATCTAATAAATGATAATACTTGTTTGATCTTAGACTCGGTTGCACTACTTGCCACCTTGTCTCTACAGGCTTCAATAAACAATAAATCGTAGTATCTTATAAAATCTACAGCCCAACGTGTTACATCCCCTGTAATCGTCTTAGCGTCTGCATTAGTTGCAAGAGTGCATAACAACGATAAACGCATAGCCTTCTCTTTAGAACGGCTTAGAAGAGGCTCTAGGTTGTCTTTTTCTAATATATCCTGTCTTTTAACTATCTCTCTTGCAAAGTCTTGTAGTATCTCTTCTGATTCCTTATCAAAGTTAAGAACAATTTGATCAAGATCCATCTCTGCATTATTACGTGATAGATCACTCATAGATCCTCTTTGTCTTCTAACGTAATTAACCCAGTTAATAATAGAGGTAGGTGGCGTGTTAAATCTTTTGAGTTGTCCTACTCTCCTAGGCTCTTTAGATTCAACGACTACGAAACGGTTTAGGAACCCGTCTGCAATCCTGCCACCATTTAACGCGCTATAAAAATTCTTAGGAACAGAGAGGCCAACTAATGTTATGGCTGGCTTATGAGTCACTCTGTTCATCATCTGTTCTTTATAGTTTTCTTGTACATTCATGAGTGAATAGTTGTCAGGTCTTAGAGTACCATGACACCGACCCCATGCTTCCATGAGAGTCTGTATTCCATCTTCTTTGTTAGTGTTACCAGAGGCACCAATTGCTTCTAGTCTCTTACCAAATTCATCCATGATAGTTATCTGAGTAGGTCTCATTTTTAATACAGAATGGACAGCACCACTTGATGTATAACCATCTCCTACAATAAGCTTTTCATGGTCTGAGGCATTCAATACGCTTTCCACAAATGTCTTAATGTTTTCTTTACCTTGACCCGACTTAGCAATACCCATGAAATACATAGAAGAAAAGTTATTCATATTAGTTCTATAAATTCTGCCACAAACAACACTCGTAAGAGCAAGTGCTCCAACAAGCGAAAGTTCTGGTTGAGGTACCTGTGCAATCTCTTCACAAAACTTAAACATGTCTTTAAGTAAGCCTGGTGGATTAAATAAATCTTTTGGTTTTTGTATAGTTGCTGATGCTTGTATAAACAATGGTGCTATCTTATTTTTTCTATCATGTGTGTTTTTAACACTCTCTACAACACAATCTATTTCGTCCTGTGGCAAGGGTGGATTGTTATTTTTGTTCCAGTTTTGTAGAAAGATTTTTACAAATTCTGTGTTGACGGTTTTAGATATAAGGTACCCTGCTATTCTAGCAGCCCCATCATTTCTAGATCCTTCCAATACTCCTTCCAATGAAAATGGAGCTGTTTGCACTCCTGTTTCTGTTTTTGGTACGCCTGTTATTTTCTGAAACTCAACTTCTGTAAAGTCTGGTAAATCGTTATGATCAAATATTTTCCAATCTGGAAAGGTCACTGGTTTATATACTTGGCCGTTAGCATGTCTATTCCAAGGTGCTATTATCAAACCACCCGTGCCTCTAATATCTATTAATCTTTCAATTGGAGTTTCAGTAGTTCGTCTTGTTGCAAAGGTAGTATAGTTCTGTGGATTGTTATAATAGTAATGCATACCTTTACCAGTAATAACTTTAAAAGGACATGCAGGCATATTCTTTTCTACCCAGCCCATAGCCTCAGGAGAGTCTGCATCAACCACAACAAACTTACCACAGATTAAAGCTACCTGTAGGTTGTCTCTGTCCTTAAACCACGATTCTACAAGGTTCCTAGAGGGTCTAGCAACTTTATATTGTTCCCAGCTACCCAAGAACGGAGGTGGTTTTTTGTTAGATCTTTGTAAAGGAACTACATTATAGCCATCATCATAGTAGGCAAGTGCTTGCTCTAAGGATGTGTCGTCCTCAGTTATATTTAACTGAAACACACTAAACTTCTATATCTATAATTTCGTCTATCGAACCATAAATAGATTCAAAGTCTAGTCTTCCCTCTGTTGCTCGTATGATTTGTTTTGCTTGCGCAATAGACGGTTGTCTATAACCATACCTCCAAGACTTACAAGATGCTTCAGAGCAATTAAATTTCTCTGCTGCGTCTTTGTGTCCTAGAAAAGTTATGTAATCTTGCAGATTATATTTAATAACTTGCCTATCTGTGTACTTAGGTTTTACACCCATAATTTCAAGCTCCTTGAGTTTTTTGACTGCAATAGTTTTTATTCTAAAATAATAATTTGCTTGCCAAATAGTTTCTTCTTTATTAATCATTTTACTTCTCCGATATAATGTATTTTACACATTGTAGTTAAGTAGTGTATAATTTACAAGTTAAATATAACACTACAAAGAGGAGTAGACATGGAAATACAAAATAGAATAGTATCTCCGCAACAGTTAGTCCAGAATCAAGGTGCTAAAATCTTGGTATATGGAATGGCTGGTTCGGGTAAAACAACTTTAGCTGTAACGGCACCAGGCAAGGTACTTGTAATAAGTGCTGAAGCTGGTTTGTTATCTATCAAAGATGCAAAAAACGTGCAGGCTATAGAAGTAAAGGAGGCGTCTGAAGTTATGGAACTACACGATGCTTTAAAGTCTGGAAAATTACAATATGACACAGTGTGCTTAGATTCAGTTTCTGAAATAAGCGAGATCTTGTTGACATGGGAGAAATCTCGTACAAAAGATCCACGTATGGCCTATGGTAATGTTCAGGAATCTGTAACAAATTTAATGCGTGCATTTAGAGATCTAAATATGCATGTGTTGTTTCTTTGTAAAGAAGATACAGTAAATGATGACGGCATACTAAGACACGCACCAAAGATGGTCGGGACTAAGTTAGGCGAATCAATTACATACTTCTTTGATGAAGTTCTTGCTCTACGTATTATCGAAGATCAAGATGAGGACGGTAAAAACGTTCAAACTAGATGGCTACAAACTACTTTCGGTCAAGGCTATAAAGCTAAAGACAGAAGTGGCAAACTTGAAAACTTTGAAAAGCCAAATATAACTGCTCTAATTGAGAAATTAGGGTTTACATTAACAAACGACAATAAAGGAGAAGCAAATGTCTGATTTTAGTGATGTAGAATTTTTTGAAAATATAGAGGAAGTGTCTGTTGGCGCACCTCTAGCACCAGATGGAGAACATAATGCCAAGGTTATTGCTACTGACAAATACAAGTCAAAAGCAGGTAACTGGACGCTGAAGGTAACATTCCAACTAGATGGCGGTAAGTATCGTGATCATAATGAGTGGTATAACCTGTGGTCTACTAACGAAGATAACAAAAGAATAAGCACGGAGATATTTACTAGGCTTACTTTGGCTGCTGGATATAAAAAATACCCAGAAGATCACAGCGACTTTGTTGGTAAGAAACTAAAGCTTAAGACTGAACAAATAAGTGATCAGTTTGAAGGTGATAATGGCGTAGTAAATACTATGAAGACTAAGATCCGATTGTATTTGCCGCTAGATGATGATGGTATGTCTATACCTAAAGAGGCGATTCCTCCTTTCTAAGGGGGATATGAAACTAAGGGGCGTTGAGCCCCTTTTTTTTATTTCTTAAACGTTGAATACGCTGATAATAAGAACAATGCAATTATGGTGTAAAGAACTATTTCATTCATTAAACTTCTCCTTGTGGTAGCTGTAGGACTCCCAATCCTCCTTTGACATTATCTGTTGAATCTCATCCGCTTCTCTAAATTTAGGTTTCTTGAAACTCCTTCTAATGCTATAAATATTATATTTTCTTTTAAGCTTTCTAATGGCCTCTTGGTGATCAATCTCTTTACTCATGTCTTGTCCTTATATTCTTCTCGTAGTTCTGGGAACTCAGATAGGTAACGGGTTAGTATATGTTTGTTCTCTCCACCTTCTAACAACCTAGTCAACATGTCTCTAAGAGCCATCAGGTTATCCTTATCAATGTCTCGTTTTATCTCAGCTATGATTTCCTCTATCAGTTCATTCATTTCTTTTCTCCAAGTATTCTATCTATACAATCATCAAGAATGGGTTGTACAGATGCATAGGCTTTTTGGTATATCTCTATATTAACGAAATGGGGATTAACAGCATCATGTATCTTTGCCTTTGCAAAAATATCACTTAATTTCTCACATAAATCCCTTTCCAACTGATCTCTTAAAACAACTTTCATATCCATATCAATATGAGTCAATACCTCATCTGCTAATTCTACTAATTTAGTCTTGTTCATTTCCTCTTCCTCATTAATTTTTCTTCAGTCCTTCGTAGTGACCATTCTAAGAATCTGCTAAACCATCTACTCCATAAATTCTTCACTTGATGTCGTACTCCTGCACAGGGCTATTTATTTTCCAAACTCTTACACCATCTTTTTCCTTTCTGGTCACAGTAGAAAAATTACGTCTATGACTAATGCCCTGTCCTTTCAGTGGATAGGTGCATCTTCTAATTGAAATGGCCAAAGCATTAGCTTCGTTTCTATCTTTACAAAGGTAAGAATCATCTAGATTCATCATCTCTGCTATTTTTCGATACTCACTTCTTGCCGTGCTTACTGGTGCACTTATGTCTGTGTCAATCATAGATCCTCCATTTTATTCAACAGCCTGGTTAGATACCATATAGTTTTTCCAATGTCTTCAACATTAGCGTCTTTGTGATCCTCTCTATAAATATATTTAATTGAGTTACCCTTGCAGTACCCTTTAAACTCTTCCGGAGTTAGCATGGCTTCTATGATGTCTATACACTCAATAGATCCTTTTTTGTAGTGTGGTGGGTGATTTACGTTATCTGTCATCTCTTTTCTCCTGTAGCTCTGCTTTCACACAAAACAATTTATCTTCAGTTTCCTTGGTCATTTTCTTTAACCATGCTAAATGCTCTTCATACCTAGCTATTCTTTTGTTTATATCTTCACTCATTTAATTCCTCTCTATAAAAATTACCAGTGTCTAGATCTACAACGTTTGGTGTGTTGTATATACTCGCTGGTTTACCGTTTAATACTTTATGGTATTCTGTTAAATAATCAGACAGGTAGTTCCACCCTGCTTCCATGTCGGTGTGATTCATCTTAAATACTTTACTTGCATAAGGTTTTTTCTTTTCTTGTGCAACAAAGGCAAAGTCATGAACTTTAAAACCAGCCTTTTCAAAGCCACGTTTGTACCAAGCAGCTTGTAAATCATAAGAGTATCTTCTAACAGAGTTTGTAAAGCCTTTAACCGAACAATCAACAGTAGTTTTATAATCAACTAAGACTATTCCATTACTTGCATGTGGTTTCTCAAAAGGGTTTAAGACTACATCTGCTCTGGTTTTGCAAAGTAAATCTTGCTCATACCAGTATATAGACACCTCGTAGGGTGAATTAAAGACCTGTGGATACTCATTTTCTGGATTTAGATAAGCTTTCGACTCAGTTACTAAGCTGTTTCTCATGCTATATATGGTATCTTTGTCCTTCTCATTAATAACAGTAAGACCTCTATCCATACTTTCCTTCTTTAATAGCTTGTTAGCATTTGTCAAAAGTGATCCAGATAAACATACAACATCACTAAAGAATGCACTTTCCCCTTCAACAACAAGAGAGTGAGCGGCAGATCCAAAGTTCATAGCTGGAGTTGTCTCAATAACTTCCTCAAGAGAATGCAGTTGACTCTGACTAAATCTTCTTATGTTAGAGGAAGACAGGCCAGGGCTCTTATGATAATAAGCATTAGACAGGTTAGGAAAGTAGTAAGCATCGCCAACTACAACATGTTCTATCATTTGCAATTGTTCTGGTAATGCTTTCATGATGTCTCCCTTTTAGTTTTAGTAACTAGCTCTCTAACCCAACCCTTGCCTTCTTTTTCGGTAGGAGCAAAGTCAACTGCTAATTGTGTAAAAATAGTTATCCCTGCATAAACCACATAGGGCAGAGGAAGATCCTTATTTGCTTTTTGAAGTGTGTCAAGTAGATCATAATAAAACTGATCGTATGCTTTTTCTTCTTTTGATACTGCTTTTGCTTTCATGATGCCTCCTGGTCTTTTACAGCTAATTCATCTACTGCTGACTGTAGTTCTTTAATAGCAACACCACACTGCCATAAGTGATAATTAATCTTATCTTGTTGTATTTGTTTTTCTAAGTCTTCCTTAGGTGGGTTTGTGTAATTGATTACCTCATCGATAATATCATTTACGGTTATTTCTTTCTTACTCATAATTACTCCTAATGTGTATAAGTTTGTATTCTACTTTAGATTATGTATAATGTCTACAGTTTTAATATAAACAGATTTACATAAAGTAAATTAATGGAGAGAAGTAATGAGTAGAACAAACGATTTGTATTGCATGATGAGGTTATCTTATGAACAGGCTGTAGACGATTACAACTGTAAGAAGGTTGATTCTGTGCTATCTGCATATAAGAAGTATCATGTTATTAATGTTGGTATGAGCAGTGGAGATCCACAGGGTGATATCTTGAATTTCTATGACGATGACAACAGACAAGAGTCTATGTTGTAGGGTAGGAATGTTTTTTACTATCGTGTTAAGATGCGATATGCCAAAGATTGTAGAAATTAAAGACAAGATGGCCGAGCCCTCACTTCAGGAAGTAATTTCCAGACTAGACTCTATGTTTGAGAACATGGTTTATAGAGGTGAGGACAAGGTAAATATTGTCTTAGCAAGTTTAAGTTTTTGTATCTCTCAGCTTAGTATAGAGTTCAGTGATAAAGAAGTTGCGAAGTTGGTTGATGAGCTTTTAGCACAATATATTGACAAATCTGCTAAGAAATAGATTATTGACAATTATTGACATAACTTCATGACAGCTATAAACATGATAAGAATGCACCTTTCAGGATTATTGTATTTTTTTCATTTTTGTCATTAGAGTGAGAGATAACTTATATAAATAAATGAGATAATACTTGACTAGATATACACTCTTCAAGTATCCTCACAATACACTTTAGGGTAAAGTGGGGGTAGGTATTACTAAAAACTTGCTTCTACTCTAATATGCGAAATATGGGATATAGAAAAAATAACTTGGAATATGAACCTATAATCTCTTCTGAGGAAGAAGCTCCCATTGAGTATTGCAATCTCGATAACTCACTAAACCGAAGACAAAGAAATTTTATTTGGATCTCGGTCAACAATCCCAGACTATCTTTAGTCGAATGCGCACACAAGGCTGGATATACAAGTCCTAGACAAGCCGCACATAAATTAATGAACAAGCCTCTCATTCGTAAAGAATATAACTATCTTATGAACCAGGCTAAGAAAAAATATGAACTGAACTACGACAGAGCCGTTCAGGATCTCTATGATATTCGGGACAAGGCAATGGAAGCTGGGTCTTTTAATGCGGCCATATCAGCCCAGAACGCTTTGTTAAAAGTCGGGGGCTTAATTGTAGATCGCAAAGAAGTTATGTTCGGCAAAGTAGATCAAATGAGTCGGGAAGAAGTAGAAACCAGATTAATTCAGCTCATGGGTAATGTTGTTGATGCTAGTCTGGAAAATAAAAATAAAGATCCAGATCCTGACTTAATTGATCCAGACTTTATTGATGTAATAACAGACAAAGAAGAAGATAAATCGATTACTGATCTTGATAGTGTGGTTGAGGAAAAGCCTAGTAAGAAGAAGTGGGAAAAGAAAGAAGAGGCATAAAATATCTATTGGAGAGTAATAAAAGAGAAGTAATACAAATAAATTAGTCTATGCCTCGAAAAAGATTATATGTTACTTATTTGGATTGTTCAAGAACTTGTCTAAAGCTCTAAATAAAGATTTGTAAGATCGAAACCAAGCTGTATGAATGAGCTTGTTGTCTTGGTAAGTCAAATAACCCACAGTAAAGCTGACATTATCAATATTATGGTATTGCTGTAAGTCATACTTTACGGGGTTGAAAGGTACTATTTTTATATAGTATTTATTCATCAGGAGCTACAGGCTCTGAGATAAAATAAACAATAATCATAATAACAATGGTAATTATAAACGCTGTATCAACTGACATTATAAACCTCCTCTAAATAAATATAATAATGCTTGTAGTTTGCACTCTGATAAGTAATGCAAATGTTCTGGTATCTTTGTTCTATCAATCAT